TAAAATTGAAGATTACGATTGGTCACTAAAATTACTCGAAGATATTACAACTTTGAGTTATTTATTAAGTGAATCATATCAGAATAATAAGATAAACAAATGTAAATTAATTTTTGCAATTACTAATTTTATTAAATTACGAAGTCATACTTCACTTCTTAAAACTATTTTCCAAACGAAATTGCATACTTATGCTTCACAATTATTTGAAAAATATACTGCCACTACTGTGGATCATGAAAATGATGTTGCTGATTCGATGAATTTACAATCATTCGAAGAAAATATCTCCAATTTTCGTGATTATTTCGATAAATTCGATAGTATTAAACATTCCGAATTTTATAAGAAAACTTACAAATTATGTTTATACGCTATGAGTCTATCTTTATTTGATAAAGTCGGCTTATCTTTTACAAACTTGGGTTATTCCATGTTTGAAGCTGAAAGTATTAAGAAAAAGCACTATTTAGGTGTCGATTTTTATCATACTCTTGTTGATACATTACTCTTTCTTTGTGAACGCGGGTTCCAAATTTTAAGAACTGGTGATGTACAACATCTTTTCCATTCTGGAAAAACTTATGTTGACTTTCTTGATCAATACAATCTAATTAAAAGACAATCTGTCTTATTATCTAATCCAGAAGCTCATGGATTTAACGAAAGTTCTTTCCGAGCTAATCTTGATGATTCTATTGAAAAAGGAGAAAATATTTGTGCTCATGGAAATAAATTGAGTGAAGCCGATAAGCGTATGTTACGCTCAATGGTTAATGATCTCCAATTTATTCGATGTGATCTTTGCACTAAACGTGCAGCTCGAGAACATCGTAAAGCACCATTCTCAGTTCTCATTTTTGGAGAATCTGGTATTGGTAAATCCACCATTAAGGATATGCTGTTTTATCATTATGCAAAAATCAAAGATTTAGATTCTGATTCTTCATTTTGTTATACACGCAATCCTGTAGCCAACTTTTGGGATGGTTTTACTACCTCCCAATGGGCTGTTGTATTAGATGATATTGCATCAATTAATCCTAACAAAGCTCCAACTGGTGATCCATCTATGATGGAATTAATTCAAATTGTTAATAGTGTTCCTTTTGTTCCAGATCAAGCCGATCTATCAAACAAGGGTCGAACACCTTTGAAGTGTCAATTTGTAATGGCTACAACAAATGTTAAGCATTTACATGCTTTTCAATATTTCTCTCATCCTTCAGCCGTACAACGTCGGCTACCTTTTATCATTACACCCTCAGTGAAGCCTAAATATGCTAATCCTGATGGGACACTAAACTCTAATTTAGTAATTAATGTTGAAGGTCAATATCCTGATTTATGGAATTGGAAAGTTGAGAAAGTTTTAACAAGTAAAATTGGTGCTGCCAATAAACTTGCTGAAATTGAAATTATCATTGATACTGATGATATTATTGAATTTTTACAATGGTTTAATAAAGCCGTTCAAAATTTCGATAAAAATCAAGCTCTTGTCTCTGAATCTATTGAATTGATGAAAACCATTGAAGTCTGCAAAGGATGTTTTCTCCCTAAAGCCAATTGTGTCTGTGAAATACAGTCAGGCGAAGATGGGAAAAATTTCTTTATTGGAGTACTTGATGATACCGTATTCACGATATACAAAATATTTTGTTATTTCATTTTTCAAATCATTGATGAGTATCTCGAACGATTTATTTGTTATCGAGCTTTTAAAAATTCTATTTGGTTAATGCTTAGTGCTAAAATGCAATATAGAATTATTAAATCAAGAGTTTACAGTATGGGTGAAATTGTTAAAAATTCCATTGGTTATCCTAAATATCTGATTAGTTTTGTGATGTTTTTGACATGTTACATGACATTGTCTAAATTCACTCAATTATTTAGATCACAAGGTGGTGAATCCAGTTCTATTGGCTCTAGACCCAGTGGATCTGAAGATGCACGTGAAAACATTTGGTATAAAAATGATTTTCAATTATCACCAATTGATTTAACTCCTAAGATTCTCTCTTCTAAAGGTCTCTCTCGTGATGAATTTAATAAAATGATTTCACGCAATTTAGTTCATTTTAATTTGAAAACTCGACCTGGAAAAGAAATTCCCTCCAAAGCTATTTGCATTAAAGGTCAAAAATATATGACTAATAATCATAATATTCCAGCTTTTGAAGGTGTTATGGATCTAGAAATTATTGTCAATAATACCAAAGATGGTATTTCAGAAAATATGATTGTATCAATTTCTGAATCGCAGATCGTTAGAGATATTCTAAATGATTTGTTAATCATCACAATTCCTAATTTACCTCCTAAAAAAGATATTTCTGAATATTTTGCAAAAGATCGTTTGGATATCAAAACAAAAGGATATTACTATTCTCGAAATAGAGATAGTTCTTTGTGTATTAATAATTTATCTTGCATCAAATTACAAGATCAATTTTCTGCACCAATCTCTACATTTTGTGGTTCAGTTTGGTTTTCCAATAGTACTGATACTACGGTTCTTGGAGATTGCGGATCGGTTATGATTGGCGAAACTGCACGTGGATATGTAATTCTTGGAATTCATATGCTTGGTAGTTCTTTCACTTCTAGTGTTGGTGCCATTTGCATTACCAAAGGTATTTTAGATAAGATTGTTTTTGAAGATATGTACACAATTCAATGTGGACATGCTTCTATCTCATCCAAATCGGTTGAACGTCATTTAGGTGATTTACACAATAAATCTGTTGTGCGCTATCTTGAAAAAGGTGTGGCTGCAGTTCATGGATCTTTTGTTGGTTTTAGACCAACCCATAAATCCAGTGTGTGTGTTTCACCCATGGCTCACTTTTTAACTAATCATGATTACAAAATTAAATGTGGTCCACCTGTTATGAAAGGTTGGGCCCCATGGCGTATTGCAGCTCAAGATATGGTGAATCCTGTAGTTAAGATAAATAATTCTATTCTGAACGAATGCGTTGATGCTTTCACAGAAGATATATTTTCTCAAATTACTGATTTGTCTCAAGTTGAAGTGTATGATAATTTTACATCAATTAATGGAGCGCAAGGTATTGCTTATGTTGATAAGATCAATAGAAACACTAGCGCCGGGAATCCATGGAAAAAGTCGAAGAAATTCTTTATGAAAGATGCTCCTCCGGCTTTTGGAATGGAAGATCCAGTAGAAGTTGATGAAGAAATCATGGATCGAGTTGATGAAATTATTCGGAGTTACCATAATGGTACACGTGCTATGCCTAACTTTTGTGCTCATCTTAAGGATGAAGCTGTTTCTTTTAAGAAAATGAAATCTGGTAAAACACGAGTGTTTACAGGTGCTCCATTTGATTGGACAATAGTTGTACGTAAGTACTTATTATCGACAATTCGCTTAATTCAAAACAATCGATTTGTTTTTGAATCGGCACCAGGAACTGTTGCTCAATCATATGAGTGGACTCAATTATATAATTATATCACCACACATGGTGAAGATAGAATTATTGGAGGAGATTATAAATCTTTCGATAAATCTATGAGTCCTGCTTTTATCTTAGCTTCCTTTGAAATTTTAAAACGTATTTGTATTAAATCAGGAAATTATTCTAAAGATGATATTCGTGTCATTGATGGAATCGCTCAAGATACAGCATTCCCACTGGTTGACTTCAATGGTGATTTAATCCAATTTTTTGGATCTAATCCCTCAGGTCATCCATTGACTGTCATTATTAACGGTCTTTGCAATAGTCTTTATATGCGATACGCTTATAAGATCTTAAATCCTCTTGATGAGGTTAAATCTTTTAAATCGAACGTGTCATTAATGACTTATGGAGATGACAATATTATGTCTGTCAGTCGAATGTGTAACTGGTACAATCATACATCAGTATCACAAGCTTTTGCTGCTATGGGTATTACATATACTATGGCAGATAAAGAAGCAGAAAGTATTCCTTATATTCATATTAATGAAGCCTCTTTTTTAAAAAGAAGCTGGATATATAATGAGGAATTACAAGCCCATTTTGCTATGCTCGAACACGAATCAATCGAGAAAATGCTAATGGTATGGGTTGCATCAAAATCAATTAGTCAAGAAGAACAATGTATAGCTGTTATTACTTCAGCTATCAGAGAATATTTCTTTTATGGTAAAGATGTTTTTAATCAAAAATCCAAACTTTTGAAAGAATTGACAGCCTATCTTGATATTGAAGATTGGGTTGATGACTCAACATTCCCTACTTGGGAATCTTTGGTCAACGATTTTAATCAAAATACCCAACGTCTCGTTAGAGACTAAGAGCCAGATGGCTCAGTGTGTTTTCTGAACATTTCACACTCTAATCTAATAAATGTTTTCTGGTTCTCTAGCCAGTCTCAGTTGAAAACTGAGAGATTTGTTAGTGTTTAATTCGCATTAACATCTTATAATTAATTAAAAACACTACAAAGGCGGCCTGTCCGTGTAAACAAGGCGAAGCGCGTTGTGTGCTAAACACAACCGAGATGAGAGGTGGAATCTTCTCAAAATGTTCATGTACAACTTCAGTTGATATTGAAGTTGATCGACCTACCCTGGATTCTCAGGGTGGATATGTCTTACAATCTGGAGCTGTATTAGATAATATGGATTCAGTAGCTGCTACATCCACACAAAATGAAGTTTTAGGATTTCAAGATGATGCAGGTGGTGTAGATATGGACATCGGTCAAGCTACAAAAGGTTTAATAGTAGATAAATCACATAATTCTGATTTAGGAAAATTTTTGGAGCGACCAACTCTAATTACTACTATAAATTGGCAAGAAGGAACATCAAAATCTTACACAACTTTTGATCCTTGGACTTTATTTTTAACAAATACATCTATTGCTAAGAAATTAGATAATTATGCTTATATTAAGGCTAATCTAAAATTAAAATTTGTTATTAATGCATCTCCTTTTTATTATGGATGTTTATTGGTGTCTTATCAACCTTTAGATGTCTATAATCCTGCTCCTATTGTGATTTACAATGATTTGGAATTAATACCATTATCACAAAGACCACATCTCTATTTGTATCCACAAAATTGTCAAGGTGGTACAATGACTCTGCCATTTATTTATCACAAGCAATTGTTATCTTTGACTCTTGCTGAAGTTGCTAAAATGGGTAAAATTAGATATAAATCTTTTGGTGCCCTATTAAATGCAAATGCAACACTTGGTCAGGATTGTGATATTAATGTTTATGCATGGATGGAGGATATTGAGCTTATTGGCCCAACTGTTCTTGATTCCATGCAATCTGGTGAGCAAGATGAATATTCCCACTCTGGTACAATTTCTAAGCCAGCTTCTGCTATTGCTAGATATACTGGTTTGTTATCAAAAATACCTATTGTGGGTCCATATATGACTGCTACCTCAATGGTTTCTTCAACTGTTGCAGATGTTGCAGCTCTATTTGGATATACAAATGTTCCAGTTATAGATGATGTTCATTATTTTAAGAATACTACCTTACCTCATCTTGCATCTACAGATATAGGGAATCCAATTGATAAATTGACTTTGGATTCTAAAAATGAAGTTAGTATTGATCCAAGTGTTTCAGGAGTGGCTTTGAAAGATGAACTTAATATCGCAAATTTTTGCGGCAGGGAATCTTTCTTCGTATCCACTACTTGGACTTCTGCTGATGCTCCTGGAGCTTTGATCACTAATATAGCTGTTCAACCACATTATATACAAAATAGTGGAGCAGCTGATCGTGTATTCTATTATACACCATCCGGATATGTTGCAAATTTATTCAAATACTGGCGTGGTGATCTGATATATAGATTTAAATTTATTTGTTCTCAATACCATAAAGGTCGAGTATCTATATCTTGGTCTCCAACCGGACAACCAGGTTTTAATCTTAATTCATCTAATCAGATTTATACGCAAATTGTTGATATAACTAAAAATTCTGATGTTGAATTTCGTGTACCATATATGAATGAATATGCTTATTTGGAGACTGATTCTGTTTATCTAAATCAACAGTTTAATCACACAACTCCTTTGGCACCTGTGAATGGTCACCAGAATGGTGTGTTAGCACTAAGAGTTGTCAACAAACAGACTTCTCCAGTAGCTTCTGCCGATATTGTTGTTTTAGTGTCAATGCGAGCAGCTGAGAATATTGAATTTGCTTGTCCCATTGAAATTGATAAACGATTTGGAGCTTATGCTATTCAATCAGCTGAAATCGATTATGATATAGTAGATAAAACTATTAGTTTAGGGGTTGAAAATTCTAAAGCTGATCCATCAATTAATTTAGTTTATATCGGAGAATCAATTAAATCTTTAAGAACCTTAATTAATAGATCAGGATATATGTTCAAATTTGGATCTGTGGCTCTTGGTGCTACAAGCACTCTTTATGATATTTCAGCAAATATAGCTCGAAATATGTTGTATCCTGGTTATGATCCTAATGGTATTCATAATGCTAATGGGATTAATGTGCCAGGCACTTATCGCTATAATTTTGTTAATTGGCATCCTACATCATATTTAAGTATGTGTTTTATTGGTAATAGAGGTGCTATTAATTGGCATGCCTCACCAAATTCCAATACAGTACGTAGATTAACAATTACACGTGCTATTCCCCATTATAAGCAATCATTCTCTTTGATGAACTATAATAGAGTCACTACAACAGCTACAACAAGTACCATTAGTCAGATGAATAGATTACAAGTTGATGCATATTCAGCTGGTGCTACAGGATTAACAATGACAAATCCAGTAACCCAAACGTGTGTGTCAGCTGGTTGCCCTATGTATTCCAGATATAAATTCTTAAGTAATAATGTGGACACTAGATCTTTTGGTGTGACTGAAGATGGTTCTATTGAAGATAATGTTATTATTCATGCACAGTTATCAAATGATTTGGCTGTTGCACAATTTTTCAATGGAATTGATTTATATGCTTCAGCAGGAGCTGATTTTAGTTTGATATTCTTTTTGAATTGTCCAACATTGTGGTATTCTTCTACTGTACCAGCAGCAATTTAAAGATCAGTAAGAGATCTATAAAATCTTACGCTTTGACCGTCAAGTCAATAAACTGTCCAGTCGCGTGTCACACACGCATAGATATTGAGCAATAATATCTACCATAGTCTATAAGAGATTATGGCCCGACGTTTTTAGTCAAATTGTAATAAGTACATCCAACCATAGATGTGCCTTTAGGTTATTTTTTATGTAACTCGCAATTTGATTGCGGGTGAAACTTTTTTCTTACCAACGGGCATTGCTACTTTTTACCATTTGCTAA